TTCTGTGCGGGCATTTTCAGTCATATAAATGCCAACTTCCTGATCTAACTTGGTAATCTTGTCTTGGTTGGTGTTTATATTGGCATTACCACGACTTTCAAGTTCTTCAATAAACTCCTTCTGCATCTTGATCTTATCCTTAAGATTTTCTTTCTTAAGATCATAAGATTTAATCTGCTCTTTTCTTTCACGAATTTTATCCTTGACGATATTATTCATCGCAGAAAATACACGAATATCCAACAAATCTTCAATCACCTCACGACGATTTGAAGTTGTAAGTTGCATAAACGGTACAAAAGTACTACTACCCAGAATTATAATCTGAGTAAAAGACTTATAGTTCAATTTCAAAATATTTTCTTCTAAAATACGTTGCATTGCGCGATCATCCGCTTCACGATGCATCTCAACACCATTTACAATGATATCAAACACTGCTGGTTTAATACCTCTACGAACAAAATATTGACGACTATTGATAGTAAATTCTATTTCAACCAAACAATCTCTTTCATTGATTGTATTTACAAGTTGTGGTTTATTAATTTTGCGAAATGGTTTATTAAAAAGAACAAACGTAAGAGCATCCAAAATGGTTGACTTACCAGCACCATTTGTTCCGATAATCAGATTTGTGTGATTCTTTTGAAAATCAACTTCCGTAAACTGGTTTCCAGTGGAAAGAAAGTTTTTCCATTTAATCTTTTGAAAGGTTATCATTCAGTTTAGGGGGAATAACAATATCGTTAGGAGTTACCACTGCATATCTGTAATTATACCTCTTACAGGTCATTATGGCAAGTTGATCATCAACTTCAACTACATCCATTTCAGTATCTTCTTGATCTTTAAGCATTAATGCATATCTTACCGCATCATCTTCTTCCTCAAAAAGGAAAAGAACTTTTTCACCATATCTGTTTTGAACAGCATATGCTCCATCATCCTTTTTATCTTTAAGAGTAAGAAGAAACATTACTCAACCTCACAAGCCTCTGAATAGATTTTTTGAAGTAATCCTTTGATGACAGATTTATCTCCTTCAAATTCTGCTTCATCAATATATCTATTCAAAATAGAGATTGTATTTTCAGTTTCTTCAACTTCAAAATCATCATTTTCTTGGAGAACAAAGTTTTCAACAATCTTAAGTTCTTGAACTCCAGAAGTGTATAGTTTATCTATAAACTTCTCAAAGTTTTTAGGTTCAGTTTTTTTCTTAACAATCACCTTTACTATTTTATCTTGATACTCGCGAGCATCAAACAAACGATAGTTTGTATCCTCGTAATAGATATTATAAAAAAGTTTGTAAGGATTATTAACTGGCGTATGCTCTAAAGTTTCTGTATCAAAAATGTGAAATCCACGAGTATCATTCACGTCATTCCAATACATTTCATATGGATTGCCAAGATAAAAGATTTTACCATCATCAGAACGAGTATGGTAATGTCCAGAATACACACGCTCAAACTTATCAAAAAGATTGGCATCCATACCATCTTCCATTACATGTCCACGATGAGCACGAAAACCATTGAGTTCCAAATGACCCATTGCAATTTTGCTTGTGGTTTTCTGAATCTTTTTTGAGGTACTTTGTTGGTTTTCCTGATTGATCCAAGGAACAAATAAAACTTTTAGTTTTCCAATCTTAACTTCAGTTGCCTCTGAATAAATTTGAACGTTATTATACTCCTTTAACAAAAGACCTACAGAATTAACCGAGTTTGTATTTTTATAGTATGAAGTATGATTTCCTACGATCGTATGAATAGTAACTCCAAGTTGATGAAGCCGATCATAGTAGTTTTCTTTTGCCCACTCCAATGCCCATAAATCGATTGATCTACGATTATCAAAAGTATCTCCCATATCAATAAGAGTTTTGATATTATTTTCTTCTAGATATGGAAAGAAAACGGTGTCGTAAAAGTTTTTAAAATATTCATGAAGAAACTTTGATGATTTACGAGCACCAAAATGCTGATCTGTAATGATTGCGACTTTCATCTACCACGATACTGAATGTTATCCTTGATAGTATTATAGTCGGAACTGTTGCCAGAAAGCAAGCTATCATCAATCACCATTACCTCATCAAAACCAGTGCGTTCAATAATCTTGGTCTTTATTTCTAGTTGCTTCTTCTCTTTCTGAATACGACGGAGAAAGGCGTAGTGAATGATTTGAGTGAAATATGCAAAAGGGTTGGTTGATTTTACTGGGTCAAAGTTGTGAATATACTGGACGCAGTTTTCGATCCCATCAGAAATCATATCGTCACGAAACATATAGTTCACAAAGTTGGGTTTGTATGAAAGATGTGTAGCGATTTTCAAAAAGCACTCACCCAAATAGTTTGAGATTGGTGGTTTACCTTCCCAATGCTTTGCTCTCTCTTCTTTTGGTTGCTTGGTTAAATCTTTATCATACTTTTTCAAATATGCCGCTTCAACTTTAGTTCTATAAACAACTAATGCTTCAAGTAACTCTTTATTGTTTACATAATGTTCTGATTTCTTTTTGGACATAACATTGGTTTCTGTAGATAAATTTTTGTTATGTTTATTATAGCATACTTTAGAGGACTTGACAGAATCTAAAAATATGAGTAAAATACCTTTGTTAGGGTTAAAGATGAGAGCTTAGCTTTCTTTATTATCTTTAAGATCTTTCCGAAAAATACTCTCAAGGTTCTTTCTGGCATCTTCTACCGAAGATATGTAACCCATTTTATCAGATATTTTCACTTTACCATCTAACTCAATATCAACATCTTCTTCGTTAATATATCTTTCATAGTAACGAATCATTTGGTTAGATTTAATTTCAGTCATAGTAACAATCTTATCGTATTTAATAATAAACATATTATCGGTTGGTATTTCTAACCAAGGTCTTACTTTCACATATTGGCCAACATGATTGTGAATAATCTTCATTACAACAGGATTTTGAAGAATGATTATAGGGTCTCCATCATTTTCATCAACTGAGACTAATGAAAATATTTCTTCACCGGTGATTAACTTGATAACTGCGTAGAATTCGTCTCCCATTAGTTTTTAAGCGGTATGTTTACAATATCATAGTTAAAGTTTTCTTCGTTATAAACTTTGATTCTTTCTATAAGATGGTTAAGTGTATAATTTTTTCTTGACTTGTAACTAATATCATCGGCAATATCATATAGAGTTGCTTTTGTTTTATTATCTCCTTTTCTTAAAACTCTTCCAATTGATTGGAGATTTCTAATTCTTGATTTACTAGGTGAAGCAAAAATAACATTATGTAGATTTTTAATGTTAATTCCTGTACTAAAAGTTCCGTAAGATGCCACAATAATTGCATTGTTTTCTTTTTCGGTAATCTCTCGAACTTTTTCTCGGTCTTCTGTATCTACACCACCATGCACAAAAAAGACATGACGTTGTTCAACTATGCTACTATTTATGAGTTCGTATAAAGGTTGTCCGTGACCTTCAACTCTGGAGAAAAGAATCAAAGTATTACCTTTAAGATCAAGCGCAAGATTACGAATGAACTTATTTCGTTTTTCGTGATTGATAATATATTGAACTTCATCTTCAAAAGTTTCAAACTTATTCGGTGGGTGTTTCAATAGCAGTATATTGATATCCAATTTAGCAACGTGACCCTTCTGCATCAGTTCTTCTGTTCTGATAATCTTGTAAGAAGGACCAAATAAACCTTCTAGAACCCATTTGTGTGTCTGGGTTCCATCAAGTGTTCCTGTGAAACCGTAACGATATTTTGCATCAGAAAGTTTTGTCATTATAGATACTAATGACTTTGATTTAAACTGGTGTGCTTCATCTCCAACAACAACATTAAATCTTGAGAAATATTGTCGGGGAAGTTTGTAGATGGACTGCCAGGTTGTGATAATCACCTGTGAGTCAGTCTCTCTTTCTTTACCTGCGTATATCTTGTGGCAATATGAACCCACATTCCATCCATAATCTGCAAAGTCTTTATACATCTGCTCTACAAGGGATGTCGTCGGAACGACTATCAGAGTATTTTGTCCTTTCTCAACGTAATATCTCACAATCGAGTATATCATCAACGACTTTCCAGAAGCAGTTGGAGATATCAACAACTTTCGATTATGTCTT